TGTGGACTGCTGATGTGGCGCGAGGGGCCGGTCCCCGAATGGGCCAGTGCACTGGAGCTAGAAATGGCGACAGGTGCGCCGCGCTTGCCATTCGCCTATACCATCATCTGGAATCAGCGATGTACGCCGAACTCTGAGTTCCTGAGCACTACGCTAATGCTACTGCGTGACCGGGGCTGGGACATAGCCATTCCGCTGTACTCGTACACGAAGTTGACAGATAAACTAGGCTCAGAGGCAGAGCGCAAGGCGACAGAGGCGCTGATACACGATCTGCGTGTGCCGTACTTCAACACCGACCTTATGTTCATCAAGCGCAATACGCGGACTGAGGATGTAATGGAGCGCTGGGCAGAGGAACGGAAGGGCACCAGCGACGACAAGCTAGCCTTCCTGCGGGCCGTCTATCAGGCGAAGCCCTTCATCCTGCCATTGCCGACGGAATGGATACGCAAATGACGCGGGGTATTGTCTTCGTCGTGTACGGACTGAGAGCACAACAGGAGACGGCACAGGCAGTCAAGTTCCTGAAGCAGCACAATGATCTACCCGTGGTGGTCATTGGCGAGGATATGCCAGGGCTGAGGAGTATCGACTTCCCTGAGCGCGACAGCCTGGGGCGATGGGCAAAGGTGAACCTGGACAACCTGACGCCATTCGAGTATACGCTGTACCTGGACGCTGATACCAGAGTGCACGGGGACATATCGGCAGGATTCGACATCATCAAGGACGGCTGGGACATAGCTATGACGCCCAGTACGGTACAGGGTAGCGGAATCCTGTGGCACGTTGACAAGGCAGAGCGGGAGGCCACGTTCCTGGAGCTAGGCCAGGAACTAGTCCAGCTCCAGGGCGGCGTGATGTTCTTTCGAAAGAGCACGGCGGTAAGCAGCTTCTTCGAGGCTTGGCGTTACGAATGGGAACGCTGGCAGGGACAGGATCAAGGGGCGCTACTAAGGGCGCTACACCAGCGGCCCGTGAGATTGTGGCTACTGAACAACGAGTGGAACGGAGGGGCGTTAATCGAACACCGCTATGGAGCGGCAAGGAGGAGAGAATGATGAAACTGATAATCTGGTTATGGCTACTTACAATTCCAAAGCGATATCGTGCAGAGTTCCTACCAATCTATGAACAGTGGAAAGACACTACGCGGATAGAGGGTGGATTCTGGTGGGCACGCCAGGTGTTCTATGAATACGTTTGGCCAGCCGAGGCATACAGAGATGAGGATCGCGCGATTCTTGAGCAGCAAAGAACGGAAGATCAAGCGGCGGGGGCCTGAGCGGCAAGAGGTATAGATCATGAAGCTTAATACGAAGTTGGTCAGGGAACTCATAGAGTCCGGTTGCGAGTACGATGAGGCCGTGCGCCTTGTCGAAAACGGCGTTGCGGATCGAACGTATCGAAGCAAAACGCGCCAACAAAAAGGACACTGATGAAGGTAAACATAATAGCACCTGACTACAAATCAGACTGGATCATAGCGCGGCTGGCCCGCCACCTCATAGAGCGTAATGGCTGGACGGGAAGCTTTCCGCCCGACCCCAGGGCAGCCGTCAACGTCTTCATGCCCTACTGCCAGTGGCGACATACGCGCTGGGACAAGACGCTCACGGCGGCATGGTTCACGCACAAGGAAGATGCATTGGTTGAGAATGGCGCGAAACTGAGGCGGTGGGAGTTCACGGCCCCAGCGCTGGATCTGCGGGTAACGCCTGCGGCGCTGTACGTGCCGGAATTGAGCGCATATGGCGCAACCGTGCAAATACCGCATCCAGTAGATAAGCAATTCTTTCCGCGCCCGATGAAACATCATAAAAGAAGGGTTATTGGTGTGTCGGGCCGTGTCTATGGTGGTGGGCGCAAAGGTGAGCATCTGGTTGCACGGTTTGCAAAGGAGAATCGCCACTACGATGTTCGTGCATCCGGTATAGGCTGGCCCGTCCCGACAAGACGCTACAGGTGGTGGGACATGCCCGGCTACTACCACGGGCTGGACGTGTTCCTTTGCACATCGCTGGTAGAGGGCGGTCCCGTGACCGTGTTGGAGGCGCTAGCGTGTGGGCGGCCAGTGGTCATCCCGCGCGGCGTGGGGCAGATGGATGAGTTGCCAGAGGGGCCGGGTGTGCGCCACTATGAACGGGGAGAATACCGTGATATGGAGCGAGCCATCATAGCGGCATTGCGAGACCAGCCCATAGACCCGGAAGTATTGCGGGCGCTAGTCACGAGTTTCACGCCCAAACGCTACGCCGAAGAGTGGCAAACTGCAATACAACATCTCGTGGAGGCCAGTGCATGAATATAACCATCGTCGTACCAAAGGTGCTTCCGAAACAGACGCATAGCTGGATCGTGTGGCGTCTGGCAAAGCACCTCATGAAACGCAATGGCTGGGAAATGAGCAACGAGCCAAACAAGGAATCGGACGCGAACCTGTTCTTTCCATACCTCGAGTGGCGGTTTCATAACTGGCACAAGGCGCCCTGCGCAGCCTTCATGACGCATTATGTTAAGACCGATAGAATGAGGGCCGAATGCTGGGAGCACGTGGCTGAACATGTGGACATGCGGGTTACCATGTGCGAGCAATATGCGGGGGGGTTGTCAGAGTATGGTCTAACAATTAACATAACGCCGCCGGTGGAGCTGGACAAGTTTATCATAGCGGAACCACCTAACAATGGAAAACCCATCATCGGCGTAGCTGGTGAGGTCTACCGTGGCGGGCGCAAAGGCGAAGGATTGGTCAAGAAGCTAGCTCAATACAACAAACACCGCTGGGCCTTCCGGGCGGCGGGCATGGGCTGGCCTATTAACACTCAGTTCTATGAGTGGAAGCATATGCAGCGGTTCTACCAGGGCCTGGACGTGTTTCTCTGTACCAGCCTGATCGAAGGCGGCCCGGTAACGGTCCTTGAGGCGCTAGCGTGTGGCAAGCCGGTAGTCGTTCCAGAAGGTGTAGGGCTCATAGACGAATTGCCCAGGGAGCGCGGCATCTGGCGCTATAAGCGCGGTGACTACCAGAGCATGATCAGAGCCATTGAGAAGGCAGTCGCTCACAGTCCAGAGCCGACAGTATTGCGGAGTTATGTGGAAGGCCGCACTATTGAGCGCTACTGTCAGGAATGGCGCGAGGCTGTAGAGAAGATGCTAGAGCCCGCACCGATCGAGATCGAAGAGCCGGAGGGCGACTTGCCAGCATGGAAGGGTAACAGTGGCGTCTACATCGTGGCATATGGCAAGCGGGCACACGATTGCGCTTATCACCTTATCAAGAGTTTACATAAGCGCAACCCACATCTACCGGTCTGCCTGGTATGTGAAGGTTACGCCGACGGATTCCAGAGGTCGGTGAACATCAGCGACGAGGGCTACTCGTTCCCGCTCTCCGAGGCTTTCAGAGGGCTGATGCGGGAGCAAGACACGGTGCTGGCCTTGCCGATGAAGGACAGGCGGGCACGGAATCAGAAGACGAATATCTGGCGACATGCACCGCTTGAATGGAAGTACGTGCTCTACATGGATGCTGACATGCTATGTGTAGATAAGCTGGATGCTTTTTTCGGACCGCTGGCCGACGGATGGGATATGGTAGTCACACAAGGCACGCCGCCGAAGACTCCGTTGGTGAGCCAGGCACAAAGAGAGAAATACAAGACAGAGAACATGTATACCAATAGCGTCCTGGGCACTCCGAAATGGTTACAGGTAGCGGGTGGCATCTGGTCATTCAGGCGCAATGAGCGCGTCAGGCGATTCCTGGAGACATTTCACAAGGAGTGGAAACGCTACCAGAAGACTGACCAACAGAGCATGATGAGGGCCTTCTGGCGCTGTCCGGTGAAGATGTGGACATTGCCCAGGCAATTCAACTGGTTCATGCATAGGCAGATACCAATCAAGAAGGACAGAGCCGTGGTGCTACACTTCGCAACGGCGGCTAGGGCGTGGGTAGAGAAATATTCAGGGCGCAAGCTGTGGAGAGAATGGCGGAAGCGGGTATGAACAAACTCTACCTCAACCTCGGCTGCGGAAACCGGCTCTTGCAGAAGAAGGCCATACAGATAGCGCCGGAGGTATTGCGTGAGGATTGCGATGTGCTGATAACGGGCTTTATGGAGCACGACCTCCGCCTCCACCGGCCAGAGATAGACATAGCACACGACTTGAACATCCTGCCGTGGCCGTGGCCTAACGAGAGATTCAGGCGGGTTGAGGCCTGGGCGGTATTCGAGCACCTGGATATTGACCTGGTGATGGCTCTCAATGAGTGTTGGAGGATACTGCTACCAAGTGGCAAGGTACACGTCAAGGTTCCACATTGGAAACACCCGAGGGCATGGCGTGATCCAACGCACCGTTGGCAATATGCCAAAGGGGTATTCGATTACTTTGACCCGAGTACGAAGTACGGTTCAAGCTACGAGGCGTACAGTCCGTACAAGTGGAACATACTAGATCAGGGTTACAACGATGGTCAGCGGTCGGGCCTATGGGTCTACATGCAGAAGATTATGTCAGACGAACAGTGGGAGGCGACATTGAGCGACGAAACGCCGAGGAGACAAGGGTTTGTAATCTGGCTGACAGGTAGGAGTCAGGCAGGTAAGAGCACGCTGGCGCGGGGGCTACAACTGCTATTTCCCCACTGCATCATAGTAGATGATGAGCACTACTGGCATGGCGTCTGGCAACATACCTACAAACGGGCCACGGCGAAGGAATGGACGACGGTGCAAGATCACGAGAAGTCGACTGACCCGCACGCGGACTTCGCCCTAGAGTTGGCCTACGTAGCTAAGGTGCTGTCCGACCAGGGCCATATGGTCATCGTTAGCATGGTAGCCTCTCCAGAGAGCCGCAGGAAACGAATCGAGAATATCTGTGACCCATATTGGGTCTACGTCAAGCGTGATGAGGGCGAGCACAAGAAACCCTACTATGATAGGCCTACTCAGTGGTATGCCTGTATCGACCACGACACGCTGGGCAAAAAAGATGCATTGGCAGAGGCGGCCAAGATCGTGGAGACTATCAGGAGGAAGTTGGCGAAATGAAGATGCAGACGCTAAAGATTGATCGGCCATTGATAGAACAAGCGCCTACAGATGAGCTACATAAGCATTGGGGCAAGGATTGCTACATCGCCAATAGTGAAGAGCTAGAGGCACTACTATATGGCAAGTATGGACGGCACGGCCTATGCCTGAAAGTGTTCAGGAGTCCAGGCGATCCCCCGCTATATGGGGGGGCACTCTTAGAAGTGGCGACGAAGGCTCAGAATCTACTCGCCATTGACGACCTAGCTCCCCGCGTCTATGACATCGTGAAACTACCTTTCGAAGGCCGCGTGGCTCAGGTGACAGACTACGCTACAGGCGCGGGCAATCCCGATATGGACAGGATGAGACATCTGGTCAAGAAGCACGGGCTCGGATTGAAAGGCAAGAAAGGCGACCCGGTCAAGGAAGCCGTGCGCTATACACAACTTCCGTTCAAGTGGGTTGGCAAATGGTTCGTGGACTGGGGCAGGTTCTACTTCACCGATCCGAAGGCATATGAAGCGCGGCTACGCAAGAAGATTCAATGCCGCAAAAGCCATAAGGTAGGCTACCAGGACGTAACAGAGCTAGGCATACTTGGACAGCGCAACCACCGGCACCGCGTCAAGCATATGCAACTAGACGGCCTGGACTTCACTGGCAAGACGGTCCTCGATATTGGCTGTAATAACGGAACTATGCTGAGGGAAACCATCAGACGTGGTGCAAAGCGTGTCTGGGGCGTAGATGACCGTCGGACGCATATCTGGGCGGAGCTCAATAACTGGCTGGGCTACTGGGGCATAGACTTTCTTACGCTCTCTATGCCCTCAGAATGGAAAGCTATTCGC